GGCAAGGGCGCGGCTACCAAGGGATACATGTACTACGACGAGGATTAACTCGTGAATTACGCGGCACTGTCGCAGGCGATTCAGGATTACTGCCAGAACACAGAATCCAGCTTCGTCTCTAATATCTCGTTATTTGTACAGCAGGCGGAACAGCGGGTCTATAATCAGATCCAGTTTCCCTCGCTTCGCAAAAACGTGACCGGTAATGCTACGGCGAATAATAAGTATTTGTCGTGCCCGTCCGACTTTTTGTCGGTGTTTTCGATGGCCGTAATTGACGATACCGGGGCATATGCATACCTTTTAAATAAGGATGTGAACTATATTCGGGAGGCTTACCCTTCTCCCACCAGTACCGGTACGCCCGCGTATTACGCGCTATTTGGTCCGCAGTCTGCAGATCCTAACGAATTGTCATTTATTCTCGGCCCTACGCCTGACCAGAGTTATCAGGTAGAATTACATTATTTCTATTATCCGACTTCTATTGCGACGGCAGGCACGTCGTGGCTGGGAGATAATTTCGACACCGTGCTTCTGTACGGGTCGTTGGTCGAGGCTTACACGTATATGAAGGGCGAAGCGGATTTGGTTGCCCTGTACGATGGTAAGTATAAGGAAGCGCTTGCGCTTGCTAAACGTCTTGGCGATGGCCTTGAGCGTCAGGATGCATATCGTAGTGGTCAGGTAAGGGTGCCCGTGACATGATTCAGGCAATGGTTGGCGATGTCGGAGTGTTTGTTACCAATAACGGTACCCATACCGCTGAGGAGTGGGCCGAGATGGCGACAGACCAGATTATTCATGTTGGTGGCAACAGCCACCCCGTGATCGTGGATCAGGCTAGGGCATATCGGGAAGAGATCAAGAAGACGCTCACTCACTACTTCCAACTGGTTCAGGACGCTGAACGTAATTTTTCTAGGAGATAATTGTGGCTATTACCCAAGCAATGACAAACTCGTTCAAGGTTGACATCCTGAGCGGGGGTATGAATTTCAACACGACGAACCGTGCGCTGTCGTCCAATACGCAGGACACATTTAAGCTCGCGCTGTACACGTCTTCGGCTTCGCTGGATGCGACCACCACGGCCTACTCGGCCACGAACGAGGTTGCTTCTGGTAGCGGCTATACGACGGGCGGCAATACGCTTACCGTGTCACAGGTACCGACTAGCTCGGGTACGCCGTCTACGACTGCGTATATCAACTTCAGCAACACCTCGTGGTCGTCGGCTTCGTTCTCGGCTGATGGAGCGCTGATCTATAACAGCACTAACTCCAATAAGTCGGTTGCGGTTCTGAGCTTCGGCGGCACCAAGACGGTGACTTCTGGTACGTTTACGATCCAGTTCCCCACAGCGGGCACGGGTACGTCGATTATCCAGATCGCCTGAAGTTAGTACTGGGGTGATGCTATGGCCCTTGTACTTGCTGACCGCGTAAATGAGACCACTACGACTGCTGGCACGGGGACCATAACCCTTGCTGGGGCCGTAACGGGGTATCAGTCTTTCTCTGCTATCGGGAACGGTAACACTACCTATTACACGATTGCGGGGCAGGGCACCTCCGAGTGGGAAGTCGGTATTGGTACGTATACGTCTTCGGGCACCACGCTGTCCCGAGATACTGTGCTGGCCTCTAGCGCCAGCGGTGCCAAGGTCTCTTTCAGCGCCGGAACCAAGAACGTCTTCTGCGATTATCCGGCAGGTAAGGCGATTTATGGTGATGCGAATAATGACGTTGCAGTAACGGGCAATATAACGGTTGGCAACGGAATCGTTGTAAACGCAGCCACCGTCTCGCAAAACTACACAATCGCAAGTGGCTATAACGGGCTGTCAGTTGGGCCTGTCACCGTAGCGCCCGGAAAATCGGTAACAGTCTCGTCCGGTCAGAGATGGGTGGTGATTTAATATGAGTACGATTGCGGCAGGAACCACGTCCACTACTGCGCTTGTTCAGACCGCTGACACGACGGGTACTTTGGTATTTCAAACCAACGGTACGACCAATGCGTTTAATGTTGACACCTCCCAGAATATAAACTTTGTCGGTACGGGGCAGAGGATCACCGGGGATTTTACCAACGCCACGGTCACTAACCGTCTCTCGTTCGTTACTAGCTCGACCAACAGCACGACGGGCATCTACGCACTGCCCAGCGGTACCGGCACGGCTGCTTCATGGCAGGCTACCAACGCTAATAGTCCGACCAACGCTAGCAAGATCCTGATCGCTACCAACGGCTCGACGGACGTTCAGCTTGTTTCGGGCGTTAACGGTACCGGTACATATTTGCCATTGTCTTTCTATAACGGCGGTCTTGGTCGATTTGTAATCGGTACGTCTGGTCAGTTCGGTATTGGCCCCACGGCTACGGTCAACTACGGCACGTCGGGTCAGGTTCTAACTTCTGGTGGTGCAAGCGCGGCTCCGAGTTGGAGTACTCCCGCTACGCCGGGAATAGCAGGCGACCCCCGCACAATCCTTACAAGCAAGTCTGTCACTTACGCAGCGGCACCGTCTTGGGTTGGCGCTCTTTCGTTATCCGCGACAACTCAGTTATTAATAACTAATGACGCTGCTACTGGGGCGACATACTATGCAACAGTTTATGACTCCAATAGCGACACGATGGGGTCGCCGGTAACAATAGTAACTAATTTAAATACTAGTAACAGTTGTATAGTTAGCGCTACGTTGATATCTTCAACTTCAGTTTTAATTGGCTATGTAGATACTTCAAAAAATTTTAATGCTTTAGTTTTAAGCATAAGCGGCACGACGATAACTGTCGGAACTGCTTCCACTACGGCTATTACAGGCGCTGTAGCTGGCGCTATATATTCTGATCCCGCTGTACTTGGATCGACTTATGTTTTCTATATCGTTACGGCGTCAGGCACAAATCATTATCTTATTGCCTGTACTGTAAGTGGAAGTACTGTAACTTCCGGGGCCATGACTCTGGCTGCAACAACTGTTGCTAGTTCCATCGCTTTGCCAATAGTGGCATATAGCTCTACAACTGGATTCTTCGGATGGCGAGATAGCGGTACTGTTACGGTTAAAATGAAAGGGTTTAGCGTTTCGGGGACAACCATTACGGTTTCTGGAACGATTGTTAATACAGGTTTTGATACTGGAGGGCAGGCTTCTTATTTTGATCTTGCTTCTGGAAGAGTGTTTTATTTCTTTAGAGATAACTCAAACAACGGAATTTACGTTCTGTGTTCAATGAGTGGGTCTACTTTGAGTATATCAACTTATCGTGAAACCGCGTATCAGCTAACCTCAAATAGATATTGTATATTGGTGGTTTCTTCATCTTTATTCATTTCGGGTGGCTCTGCGAATAGTTATAGCACTAGTGTAATTCGTGATAATTCTGGAACCATTTCGGCTAGCGCCGTAACAACCGTTACAAATTCAGGATTTGTAACTTTTAATATTGGGGTAGCTTCATTAATTTCTGGTTCGACTATTAAATTATTGTTCTATGGCACTAGTGGGTACGCCTCTGCTTCTAATTCCATAGTGTCCGATGCACCGTCGATTACTTATGAAAACGGAACGGTATCTAATACCGTTGCTACTGCAATTGACGGCTCATCTGTAATCAGCGCCAATAACAATCTTGTTCTTACTGGAGTATCGCGGAACTTAGTATCAAATGGGCTTTATTATTATCCAGCTATAACCGGTACTTCTGGAACAATATACCCAAGTAATACATATAATACTATGGTAAAGGGATATACAACAACTGGATATTATCAAGACTATTCTTTAAATTTTTACTACACGAGTAAGTCCAGAAATGACCCAAATAGTTCCGCTTGCCAATGGTTAATGTTGTCCTCCTCGCCAAATTCAGCCACCGTGACTCTCTATAGGGTGCAGTACGCATGAAAAAGTTAGTCACCGCGTCTGGTTGGCACGGCCCGTTCAACGAGATCGTTACAACAGAAGATTCCTACGTCTGTAACGGGTGCTATTTCCCATTCACAGTTGTCGGAGATAACTGCACCATAGAGGATTACGATCCTGCTGTAGATATCGTTCCCCCGCCGCCGGACCCGCGTACTTATGCTGAGAAGCGAGTTGCTGAGTACCCGAGCTTTGCCGATCAGTTTGACCTGCTGTACCACGGCGGGATTGATGGATGGAAAGCGGCGATTCAGGCGGTTAAAGACAAGTACCCCAAGCCGGGAGCATAAGAGATGGCCTCTATAATCAACGCAGACAACGGCGTCATTTCCGGCAGCGCGGGCCTTAAAAGCACGGCAGACTCGTCGGGCGTTTTAACGCTCCAGACTAACGGTACGAATGCTTTAAGCATTGACACGGCTCAAGCTTCATCGTTTGCAGCAAACGTATCAGTCACCGGCAACGTCACCGCAAATAAGCACATCTTCAACTCTGCCGCATTGGGTGCGGCGAGCGCCGGTACTGCTGAATACAACGGCACAGCATTGTTTTTTACTCCTATCGGTACGCAACGTGGCGTTGTGCCGGGGCT